ATACAAACTCAAATTCCACCGCAATCGGCTCGCCGGCAGGCGTCGGAATCTTCACTTCAGTTTTAAAAGTCGGCGCATGCGCCAATTTCAATTTAGACATCACAATTTCCCAAAAAAAGACCGCCCAGAAGGGCGGCAAAGTTACAAAAGTCCACCAAAAGACCAGACGAAATTACAAATAGCGGTTAAACAAACCGGACAGCGAATAAGTCATATTGACCGCCATCACCTCGTTACGGACGAGTTGCGGCATCGGACTCATACTCACATAGCCGTTGTACACGACTACCGATTTATTTTTCAGAATAATACGCATCGGCGTCAGCTTGCCGCTGTCGCTTGCCGTCTGCGCCGCCTTATAGCCGGGCAGATTCGGGTCGTCGGCAATCTTGAACGTCATCGAATACGCAGATTGGGTCGTCGGCAGCTTACGTTCAAAGTCATCTTCCAAGAAGCCGAATTCAACGAACTGCTGCTCGCCGCCCGAACTCGATACTTCCATAATTTGCGTGACCTGTTGCCACGCCTCGACCTTCTGAAAACTGCCCGCGCCCGAACCGGCAGGGAACTTGTTCAAATCGCGCGTATCGATGCCGTCCAGTTTAAAACTGTTCGCATCAACGCTCGTCACACGGAAGACACGTTCATTCAAAACGCCCCAACCGGACAACAACGCCACATAATCACCATTCTGCAAACCATGCGCCGTAGCAGTACACACCGCCTCAGCCTCATTAGAGATTGCCGTGACCTTCTTCTCAGCCACCAGCTTCGTAGCAATCTGCACGATCGAACCATTAGCCAAAGTAACAGCCATATCAAAATCCTTAAAAAACCAAATAAAAAAGGCCGTCCAAACAGACAGCCGCCAACAAAAAACCGCCTAAGCAGTCATAAAAACAAAATCCTGCACCATCCCGCGCCGGCCATCGTCCAAAACGACCGCATCCGCCGCCGACAGCGCATAACCTTCCAACGAATCCAACACCGACCGCTCCACCGCGCGGCTCTTCTCCACCGCGCCCAAACGGTCAACATCCCACACCGACACCGAGAAACGCACCTCATACCCGTCATCGTTATGGTCTAAAAACAAACAACCCGCGCCGCCGACCCGCTGCACAATCACCAACGGAAATTCCGCCTCCTCCGGCGCAAAATCATGGTAAACATCCACATCAGGCAGAACACGGCTAATCGCATCAATCAGAGATTCTTCCACGCACCACCTCCAACACAGCCTCCAACATCACAGCCTCCATCCGCGCACCCTGAATCTTCAAAGCACGAGACAAAAAAGGACGCGGCGCAATCGACTTACCATTTTTCCGACGCACCCCGTTATGCACCATATACCCATAAGGCACAGCCCGAAGCGCGCCGCCCTCATATCGCCCGCGATTCCCCTCACGGTCACGCCAGCCGACCTGATAAACCGCCCGCCGACCCTCGACCGAATCCGACTTATCATAAAAAGCAAAAACCGAGCGTCTCAAATCACCCGGCTCAAAATCATACCGCCGCTTACTCCCATCAGCATTGCGGCTGCCCTTACTATAAAAATAATGCCGCTTATGATGGCGCGGCGCCTGAATCTTAATCTCCTCGCGCAACAAGCTCACACCCTGAAACGCCGCCCAGCGCAGCTTCTCGCCCACCGCCTCCGGCAAACTATCAAACCGCGCAATCGCGTCCGAAAAATCAGCATCAATGTCAACTTTCATCAGGCAGGCTCTCACACGTCAAATCCAAAAACTCACGCCGTCGCAAATCAGGAATCACCGCACGGATAACATAAACCCCATTCTCCGTCCGAACCCGCATATCCGCCGAAATACCAGCCCGCCAGCGGATACGCACCGAAGCCCGCACCGAAGCCGACAACACATCATGCCGCATCGTCTCCGACCCCGAAACATGCCGCACATCCGCCCACACCTTGCACAACGTACGCCAAACCATCACAGTCGCGCCCGACTTATCCTTTTCCTTCACACGCTGAAGAATCTCGACCCGATGCCGCAACTGACCAGCATTCATACCCGCCCCAAACAAAAAGGCCGTCTGAAATTCAGACGACCTTTCTCAAAACACACAATCAAGGCTCCTCATGATATTTCTGTCGAAATTTATCCGCCAAAATATCGCAAGCCCCCAACAAAAACCGCTCCATCGACTTATCCCCGTCAGCATCCTTCGCAGCGCGCTCACGGCAATAATCAACGGCAAATTGATCTTTCTCTTTTTGCGATGGCTCACCACATCCCGCAAGCGCAAGCAAAACAACAGGCAAAACCAAAAACTTCATATTCAATTCCCTTTTTTTATAAAACGAAATCAAATATTAGCCACCAGATGCCCAACAGACAAGCCTAAATATCACGCCGCCTTTTCCACATCCGCCGGATAAAACACCGAAATCCCACGATAAAAACGCTCATCGACCAAACCCTCGTCGCAAAGCGCGCTGATATCGTTTCGCGCGAAAATCCAACCGCTCCAATGCCATTTGCCAAACACCTCATTAGCAACAGCCGTCGCCGTGCAACCCGGATTGTTTCGGATATACGCCAAAACCGCTTTCTTATTCGAAGTTTCCATAATCTGTAATGTGTAATCAAAAAACCGCCCGAAATCTGCCGTTCGGACGGTTTTTTATCTTGGCTCGCACTCAAATAGACAGCCGCAAGCCTTAGCTGCACCCAAAGAAGTCGGGCAACGCCGTATCAAGCCCTAATCAGAATAAAGTAAAGCAGAAGAGCGTTTTTTGGCGTACGGTTTACGCTTAACCGTCCTAAAGAAAACCGACTACACGCCGGGCAGATTGCGAAACGGCTCCAACAGCCGCCGCGCAGCACGCGGCAACCCGACCGCGCCATCTTCTCGGGTAGAATACAAATACCCGACCGTCAGCAAAATAGCATTTCGGATAGAAGAATTCAGCACCACCCCGTCAGCCTTGCCGACTTTGGCAGCAGCAGCAGCCTCAGCATCGTCTTGGTACAAAGGACGGTTTAGATAAGCTACGCAATCAGACACCGCTGCTTCGTAATAAAGACGAATCAAATCGTCTTCATCCTCGCCGTCAACACGAAGATGAAGTTTGACCAATTCGAGGGTTATCATTGCTGCTCAGTCTGTTGACTGCCCTCAGCGCCGTCTTGACCCTCGCCCTGACCTTCGCCTTCGCCGGTCTGCTGGATATCAGTTTCATTACCCGTGCCACCATCCTGCTTATTGTCGGACGGCGGGTCTTCAGGCAGCTTAGAATCGCCCTTCTTACCGTTGACGCAGCCTGCTTCTTTCGCAGCCTCCAGCAACTCAGCCGGCACTTCATCGCCTTTTTCATACTGAACAGGATAAATCTCCCCATCAGGGACACCCAAAAACGGCTTGGTAAATTTAGCCATCACATTTCCTTTTCAAATAAAAATGCCGCCTGAAAACTAAAACGCCGCTACCCATACAGACAGCAGCTCGCTTTCAGACGGCCTGTTCAAATTAAGCCGCTACTTTCAGCAACACGCAGGCTTCAGGATTGTCCACGCCGCCGCCGACACGTTTGGTCGTGTAGAACTGCACGAACGGCTTATTCGTGTATGGGTCACGCAAAATGCTCACCCCCTTGCGGTCAAGAATCAAATACGCGCGGTTGAAATCGCCAAAAGCGATACACAGCGCATTTGCGGCAACATCAGGCATATCGGCGACTTCGTAAACCGGATAACCGCACAACGTGGACGGCTGGTCTTGCTGATAGCTCGGCTGCCACAGGTAATTACCCTGTCCGTCTTTCAGTTTGCGGACGGCGGCAAGCGTTTTGCGGTTCATCATAAATCCCGCGCCTTGCGAGTATTCGGCAGGCAGCGAATAAACCAAATCAATGACCGAATCCGCAGTAACCGCAGCCGCATTGCCGGACTTGACAACCTTGATTGCACCCAGAGGATGCTTAGTCGCATTGGTACCGCCTTCGGCATAAGTCAGCAAGCCGGTCGGCTTACCTTTCTGACCGTCGCCGCTGATAAAGGCTTTGTTTTCGGCAACAGCAAATTCAGTTTTCACTTCGTCTGCAAGGAAGACTTCCAAATTGATTTCGGCATCGTCCAACATTTGCTGAGTTGCAGCAGGATTCGCATAAATTTCGCCTGTTTCAAAATCCAAAGATTTGAAAGTAGGCGTATCGGTTTTATTGCGGGCATCTTCTTCACCCACCCAGCCGCTGCCTGCACCGTGCATGTTGTACAGCTTGCTGAATTTCGGCTTCGAGGTCGTCTGAACCTTAAACAGACGGCGCAGCGGAGAAACAGTTTGCAGCCTGTCGGTAATGGTACGGTCCCATTCTTTCGGCACCAAATAGCCGCCGTTGGAATCGTCAGATTTTTTCAAATCCGCGCGCACTTCGCCGGACTTCATAAACGACACAGTCGCGTCAACAGCCGCCTGCGCTTCCTTATCGAGCTTACCCGAGCCGCCATTCATTTGAGCAGCGGCCATCTGCACAGTAATATCGTCGATAGACGCGCGCAATTCCGCCATTTCCGCATCGGCTTTGGCCGCAGCAGCTTTGGCTTCTTCACTGCCTTTCTGCAAAGCGGCAATTTCTTTTTCTTTGCTGTCTTTGAACGCAGCAAAGGAACTGTTCAATTCCGCGAGCAACGCGCCCACATCAGGCGCAGTATTGCCGGCATCGGCAAATGCGGCAAGCAAGCCGCGGGCGATCATCATTTTTTTCATGGTTTAACCTTTCATGGTTTGAATTAAATTTTGCAAGGCTTGCGCCGTCTTCAAATCGCCGCCAGCGCACGGCTTGACGGCAGGTTCGGCAGCGCGTGGCGTGCCGTGGAATAAATTGTTGAATACATCGCGGCGTTGGGCGCGACTGTATCCCTGTTGCGCGAGGCTGGATTCAATCAGAGCCATCGCCTTTTTCTGTTCGTTGTCGCCGGACTGCTCGATTTCCTTCACATCGATTTCGCCGTCGGCAAAACCATCCTCAAGGGCTTTCGATTTCCCAATCCAGCTTTCACGATCCATCATGCCCACGATTTCCGCTTTCGACAGCTTGGCGCGGGCAGCATACAAATCAGCCATCGCGTCATCAATTTGCGCCAGCGTTTCAATACTGCCCGCCAAATCGTGACGGTTGCCAATCGCAAGGCTCCATGCGTTGTGTATCATCAGGAACGACCCTTCGCCCATCAGAATCTCGTCGCCAGCCATCGCAATCACGGAGGCGGCGGAGGCGGCAAGGCCGACGATTTGGACGGTTACTTTCGCGGGGTGCTGCGCCAACAGGTTGTATATGGAAATACCCTCGAAGTAGTCCCCGCCTGGGCTGTTGATGTTAACGACGACCTCTTTGTCGCCGATGGCGCGCAGCGCGGCAGCAACGCGTTTTGCCGTTACCCCTTCGCTCCAAAAGCTCTCGCCGATTTGGTCGTACATCGTGATGACATTGTCCGTCTCCGTTTTCGCCTTGACCCCACTGTCCCAACGGTTCGCCGCATCAGGGCGCATATCGAAAGACAGCGATTTCGGCATAGAAGACAACGCACTAATCTGCGGCAGGTTTTTCAGGCTCATAATTCTTTCCTTGTTGCGCCTGCCGCAAAGTATCGGCAGACTTATCTGTTGATCTTGGCAGGTCGGAAATTTCGCGCACCTCGTTTTGGGTCATCCATGCGCCATGTCCGCCACTGCCCAAAGCTTTGGCAAAAAATTCCGCCTGATTCTCCAAGCTGCCGCGCAACAGCGCACCGGCATTAAACTTGAATATCAAGCGGTCTTGTTCCGACGGCGTCAACAACGACCGGGTCAACGCCTGCTCCCACATCATGAACCAAGGAAGAAGTCCGTATTTCAGGAAAAACACCCCCAATTCACTGATACCGCTGCCCCATGACGTATCGTCCATCATCAGCAGCGGGCGCGGTACGCCAAACATCCGCGCAATTTCCTCGATTTGATGGTTTCGGTTTTCAATATGCTGCGCGTCCGAAGCAGTATTGCCCCATTTTTCCGCCTTCAGCCCCTCTTCCAAAATCATAAAACGACCGGCATTAGCTTTGCCGCTATACCGCTTCTGTAACGATTCTTGAAGTTGGTTGTACGCCTTATCGCTCAACGCCTTTTCCGTTGCCAAATAGCCGCCGGCCATCACACCTTCCGAGAAAATACGGCTTGCCGCGTCCTCAGCATCAAAAGCAATACCCAAAGCCCGCTTCGCCAATTTCACACGGCTCATTCCCTCCAAGCCGTCGTCGGTCAAATCGCGCAGGTGCAATACATCAGATGCCTCAAAATCCAGCAAACAGCCGTCTTTTCGCGTAACCACATAATGCACGCTCCAGTCATCACGTTGCTTAACCTGCACCGCAGTCGGATGAATCGGCACAAGCTGGATGACCTGACCGCGCGAACGGATAATCCGCGCATACGCATTGCCATATTGCAAGACATGGCTTTGCAGCAGACTTTTGAACTCATAGGCCGTCTGAAACTTATTCGGTTGCCGTTTCAGCAATTTCCAAACGGGATGCTCCGTAGCAGTCTCACGCCCGTCATCGTTATGCAGCACATTCAGCGGCAACATCCCGATACTTTGGCTGATTAACGTAATACACCGATAAAGCGCGGCATTGCACAAAGCCTTCCTACCATCAATCCCCACGCCGCCGCCGATTTGGCCGCTTCGGATAAATTCCAACAACGCAGGGTCATTCAACCCCTCAAAAACCAAGCCGCCCGAGTCAGCACGCGGGCGGCTTTTGTTTTTGGCTTTTTTCTCTTTCGCCATATCCTATCTCACAACATTCTGATTCCGCGTGTTTCATAAACCGACGCACCTCTCGCAGTCGGATTCAGCGACAAAAGCGACACCGCATCAAACATCGCCATCAGCGGGTCGATTTTCGCCGAGCCGCTCGCCTGCTTGGTAATCAAAATACCATTGGCGCGAGGCTCGACGCGAGCATTACCGACCACCCAATTCATCATCGCGCTGCCGCTATGGATAAAACAGCCTTCCGCAAGCTTGCGCTCCGCCGTCTTAATCGCCGCGCCCAGCTTCCAACCCTGCGACACACCGACCACAGCATCTTCCGGAACGCCATATTCCAACATCGCGTCCAGAATCGCACCGACCCCGTGCGGGTCAAGACCGCATTTATCCAGCAACCCGCTTTGATAAACTCGAGCCACCAACCCCGCCACCTCATCGCTGTCATCGCCGATGCGGTGGACAATCGTCAAATCCCCCTGCTTGGCAAAATCCAACAAAACAGGCGCGATTTCCTTGCGCCGCTCCAACACCGACGGATGCGCCCAAGCATGAAACCACGCCGCCCACATCCGCGGATTGTCTTTCAGACGGCCAACAGCAGAAATCCCCAGCAAGTCATCCAACCCGCCGCCGTCCACACCGATATCGATGACCTCGCAGTGTTCCAGCATCCAATCCAAGTCAATTTCAGGACGGTTGCCGTTTTCCTCCCAAAAATCCGCACCCGCCCATCGGTCATTTCTCAAATTCATGCCGACTTCGACATTGAGATGCTTGGCGTAAAACTCCATTAACGCCTCGCCGCCCTTGCTTTTGGCTTTGGCGAGCATACCCGTTAATGTCTGCGTATCGACGGACGCGCCTAAATTAGGATTCGTGATGTAGAAATTTTCAGGATTTTCGTAAGCCTTACTTTCCAACATCGCCTTCGGGAATTCATACAGCACAGGCATATACTGAGGATTGATGATTTTCCCGTCACGAACATCGCGCGCCAAATCCAATTCAGCCTTAAACACCCCCGCCGGCGGCTCGGTTGACTGCGTAGAAAGCTTAATCACAAACCCATCGATACGGGACAACAGACCGCCCGTCGCCTCAGCAATCATCGATTCCGCGCCCGCAACCTTCCCGAACAAATGAAGCTCGTCGATCAGGACGCCGGTTGCCTTTTTACCGCCGACAGTCTTATCGTCAGCCGCCACCACCTTCAACGTCGCACCCGTTACCGTGTTCGTAATGGTTCGGGTGTGCTGTTGGACGTGATAAGTTGCCGACAAATACGGGTCAAGCGTAATCATGTCCCGACACGGAATAAAGCTGTTGTCTGCCACCTCCTTAGTAGGCGCAAGAATCAAATATTCCGAACTTTCACGGTCGTCCAGTTCGATAGCCGTCATCATCATAGCGGCGGCTATTGTTGACTTCGTGTTTTTCTTCGCAATCAACAAGAAAAAATCGTTGATATCCCGCCGATACGTCGTCGGGTTTTGCGCCCCGAACATCGCGCCGGCAAAGTCATACACCCAATCACGGGTCACTTCCCCGATGGCCGGCTGACCCAACACATCACGAAGCCGCAACCGCTCCATAAACGCAACGGCGCGATTCGCCATCACAGGATAAAGCGGCTTGACCGGAACAATACTTTCCCCCGCAATGATACGGCGCTCCCAATCGGGCAGGGCGGTCGTCCATTTCGGAGGGGATGTGTTCAATTCCATCTTTTACCCCCGCCAACCGACACAGCAACATGCCCCGAAACTTCATCCAGCGGGAAAAAATCCCCCACCGCATTCCCTTGACGGCGACGCTCCCTCAAAGACATCGCCTGCTCACGGGCGGCATCCTTTTTATTAACCGCCGCAGGCTTGGCTTTCGTGTATTTCGCCTTTTCCGACGCCGCAGCGTGTTTATCCTTTGGCGTTGCCCACGGGTCCATCATGACACCTTCCCAATATTCCACAGGGTCAAGCGATACCCGCAATTTGTCACAAACCGCCTTAACAATGGCGCAGAATTCGGAATCATCCGTATCCATCGCACCAATCCACGCAGAAACGCCGTCAGCAGTAAAAACAGCCGTATTTCCACGCCCCATTTTCGCAATAGAAGCAGCAATTTCAGATACAGACTCACAATCCGCATCACTTTCCAGCCACTCAGCCACCGCTCGCGAACAAAAAAGCGGCAGTTCGTTTTGCTGTCGAACTACCGCCTGATTCCCTTCTTCCTTCGCCTCCGGCGGGGAATCATCGCCGAAATAATCAGGCCAAAAAGACCGGATATAATCCTTAACCCTAGGGTCAGCCATACACCGCGACCCAGTAGCCGATGCGCTGCCCTCACTACACCCAATAATCAAGGCCGCATCCCTATTACTGATTTTGACAGGCTTCGCCGAAACAATAGCTTCAGCAAACCTCAGCTTTTGCCCCTTCAACCTAGCCATAACCAAATCCCAAAATATCACAAAAACAGCCTGAAACCCAAGCCATTAAACAATTCTTAAACAATTTACCTTTAACAAAAACACCAAAAAACCAATAAAATCTACGCATGGGAGGGCGTGGGGTTTCCGAGGGCGAGGGGCGTGAACTTTTGACACCCCCTACCACCCAACGCCGCGCCATCGCTGCCGATTTTCGGCGGCAGATTTTTCGGCGTGACACGTTTTGCAAAGTGTTTGCAGGTTTTCCGCCTCATCTTTGCCGCCGTCCGCCAGCGGAACGATGTGATCACATTCGGCATCCGCTGGAAGCACTACGCAACCGCACCGCCGGCATTGATATTGGTCACGCAACAGCACGGATTCGCGCAGATTCATCCAACCTCGACCGCGCATACGTTTTTCCGCCGTCTTTGGCGGATGCTTCACGGCGATTCTGTTTTGCTCAACAGGTCGGAGCCGTGAAGCCATTTGTTTTAATCGACCCATAAAATTCTTTCCAAACGCAAAAGCCCGCCTGAATCTTATTCAGACGTGCCATACGCGCTTTTTTTGACTGAAAAATGAAAAAGCTGCGTTAACCGTACATACAGTTAAACACAGCTTGCCATAATTTAAACAAAAAAATTAGAAACCGTCAACAGGGTTTTAACAACTTTTTAACAGCATTGTCCGCCATCAGATCCCGCCGCGCCCAAAACAACATGTTACGATACGACGATAAACTAACCCTCAATGCCTTAACCTTAGACTCATTAGTGCCGATACGACGATACTCCGTCATGATCACCTGCTTACGATTAGGATTCAGACGACAAATCGCCCGATCCATCACGCTCGCTATCCCATCGCCGTCAACGCCATAAGGCAGGATTGCCACAAATTCCGTCCTAGGCGGCAAATCACCTGCCGCCATCAAACGATTAAAACGGCTGCAACCGAAGCCCAAGCCGTTATCTTCTCTCTTGGCAGACCATTCAGCCCACCATTCCAAAAGTAAATCAAGTTCAAATTTCATTTTCAGTCAGTCTTTGTTTCACGCTGACTATCCCTAGCCGCCGTCGGAATCCGCAGGGCTTTATTTTTGAAGGGATATTATATCAAAATCATAAACTTACTTTCGAAACTTATTCATCTTTTTATTCATAATATTCAATATGTTGCAAAAAATCTATAAATACCTATTGCAATGCTACGTCTGACGTAGTATTATACACACATCGGCAGACAACATAGACCGCCGAACACATGATTAACCAACTGACCGCCATCGGGCGGATAGGAGCAAAAAATGAACGGAACTGAAAAACAAATCAAATGGGCAGAGCAAATTAAAAAAGAAAACGAAAGCCATATTTATTTAGCTTGCCAATACCTCGAAAAAGCTGTAAACGGCACAACAGATGGCAGCCCAAATAATCTAGTTTTTAAAGATACTTTGAATAAAATCAAAACCATTAACGATATTGATGACGCAGCATGGTGGATTAACCAACGCGACTTAGTTTTAAATCAGATCATGATGGCTACCGTACAAGCAAAGCCAATCGATAAAATCAAAGGTCTGATTGCTGCATCAAAAAATATCTAACTTAATCATCAGCCGCCTTCGGGCGGCAGAAGGGAAATAAAATGAATATCGAAAAAATTACCGCCGCTGAAATTATTGATACCTGTAACGAGGCTGTAAGCAATTTTTATAAAAGCATGATGATTGGTTGCGGCGGGCAGTGTTACTCTCGCCTATATCTTGACCTAATTGATATGACATTGTTTGAGAGTGTGGAGCCAAGTTGTAACTCATGGCTGCACCGCGATGATGGCAGCTTGATTGAGGTTGCTCATGACTCTGGCTGGGGAGCAGATTTAACCGACGATGAGTTGGCATGGCTTGAGCAGGATGGATTGTCAGAGTTTGGTTTTGCTGACTGGGTTAATGACCAGTTAGAGCCTGCGATTGATGCGGCTGTACAAAATTGGGTTGACAAACAAAACAACCAAGAGTAAATTAAGGGCTTCAGTCGCTTCGGTGGCTATGTGTTAAAACCAAAGTATCAAGACAAAAGCCGCCTGATTTACTCAAGCGGCTTTTGTTTTATCGGAGGCGATATGGCAAAAGGTAGGACGAGCATCACCGAGCGGCTCAAAAAGAACCAAAAACGAGAGGCGCGCCGAAACATGGCACACGAGTGGGCGGACAAATGGGAGCAAGATTATTTAAGTCTACTATCTCAAATCAAACGGGCAATCGGCGCAAATAACGAGGACGAGTTATCTTTTTTATTTGCAGACTTACGGGCTTTGCAACAGCCTAAGTTTGAAGCCCTACATAGAGTCATTGACGAATTGATAACACCCACACGGGAGCTTATAGATGATTGACACCCCCGAACTAGGCTACACACCAAACAATTTAAAGGCACTAAGGCAAAAATACAAACTGACACAACAGCAAGTCGCGGGCATAACCGAGGCTGCATTACAAACAGTGCAACGATGGGAGATGACAACTGACCGCAAAAGCTATATCAATATGCCGCATACCAAATGGCAGCAGCTTTTGCAATATGTTATAGACAATCAATCATCAACACAATCTAGTCAAAAGGTCGTCTGAACTCAGACCAGCCCCGTGCAAAAGGTCGTCTGAACTCAGACGACCTTTTATTTATACCATGTCGCGCCATACATAGCTCCGTGCCATAAATTTTAAAACCATGTGCCATTGTGCCATGCGCCGTGCTATATTTTAAATCGCTGAAAGCCTTATAGAATATAGTCCCGTGCCATTGTTCCATAAATTTTTCAAGAAATCTCGCATAAGAAAAAAAATTATCCAGCCATAAAAAATATGACACGTTATATATACACCGTGTCATATTTTGAAAACCTATAAATTTTTTTCTCGCGTAAAGCAAAAATCGCTGAAATTTATGGAACAATGGCACAGAGCCATAGCCCATAAGGCTTTCAGCGATTTAAAATATAGCACGGCGCATGGCACAATGGCACAGAGCATAGCACAGACGCTGTCCCATAAAACCACAAAACGCGAACGGCAAATTTGCCGAACGCGTCTTGATACTGATATTACATACAACCTCCAAAATAGTCAAACAACTTCCGCACCGCGATACTTCCAACCCGCCGATCTAAACTCTATAACTTCATTCCCGATCGATTCCGCCTCAGACAATCCTTCCTTGGGCTTCCAGTTTGGCGTTTTAAAAATCCAGTTTTGATGCGACGCTTCGCCCTCTTTGGTTGCAGACCGCCAACGGCGTCGCGCCCTCGGCATCTTTTCGGCAATGTGTTGCAGAAACTTGGTTTTGCCAGTTTCCCGCTCCCCGTTTTGCTTGCACCACTCTTTGTAAACCAACCAAAGGTCGTCTGTAATGCAACAGCAAAACGGTAGGTCTTTAATACCACCGCCCGCCCACTCGGAGTAAAACGTCTGCCAAGCATAGCGGCCATACGAAATGACGTTTTGCTTTGCAGCAGTCATCGGCGGCGGCGTGTTTGGATCAAATCGAACCGGCTCTTTCAGTTTGATGACCTCGTATCCTTTTTCGTTTTCAGCTTCCTGTTGCCCGTAAGTCAGATAAAAATTCCAACACAAAAGGAAACTATAAAACAGACGGACGCCATCGTTGCCGATACAGTCTAAAACCTCGTCGCGCAAGGCTTTATCCAATTTTTTCTCAGGCCACACAACAAAGTAACGGCGGTCGTTTTCTTCGATTTTGAAAGGCTGCGATTCGTTACTCAGGAACACACAATTCATATGGTTTGCCTCTTCATAGGCATCCTGAAATTTCCGCTCGACGCGCATCGTCTTGCCGGTAATCATGTGTTTTTGGCTGCCTGTTTTATTGTATTTTTGCTGATTCGTGTAAACCTCTTCAAAAATACCAAACATCTTGCCTGAGCGGTTTGCCGTATAGTTACTTTCTAAGTCCTCTTGACCGTATGTCGCGCCGTATTCGCCGTACATCGGTTTAACGATTTCTTCGAAGAAGAAAGACTTACCCGCGCCGTGGATATGACCGTGCATGACAACGGCGGTCGTCATCTTTGCGCCTACGTTTTGCAACGGATAAGCCAACCAATTCAGCAAATATTCGACCTGCTGGTAGTCGCCGTTACACAAATGACTAATCAGATTCAGAATCGGCTTGATTTCGGGGAACAGTTTATACAACTCCTTGTTTGTTTTTGGCATATCCTCTTTGGGAATAGGGAATTTCGGTTCAATCGGCATGCCTCGGAAGATATTGATATAGTCATCAGACAACACCCGACCAGGTTCAAAGACCAATCTGTCGAACCGTTTTACAATTCGGCTCGGACTGTTTACCCAAACTTTAAAACCATCAGGCGTCATCGATAGCCGCGCCGCCTTTTCGGGAACAACGCGCCATAGTTTGTTGTCCCAAATCGATGCCGACCCATCAAGATAAATGAAACGCTCCATCATCCCCTGCGTGTCATCATCTTTTACTGCCTGAATCAACGCATAGTCTTTTTTCAGACGATTGATTTCGTACATAGTCAACACAGGCGCGCGACCCCACTCATACCAAGCGTCAACGACCTCTTTACCGAAATGGACAGTCATGGCTTTTCGGGTATATGTAACCCCAGTTTTCCTGTTCACGCCGTGGTCTTTACCTTCAACCAGACCAAATTCTGATTTCAGCTTTTGCAATTTGGACAAAAATTCATCATCTATATCCCCCGTACCCCCTTGATTGCCTGTTGCTTCAGGAGATTCAGGCAACTGCTCGGAATCAGGCTCCGCTTCTTGAATGGGCGCGGGAAAGTTTTCAGACGACCTTTCCGCCTCTGGCACATACTCAACCAACCAATCCGCCGCACCCGCTCGGCTCAACACTTCAGACGGATTGACAATGCGCCCGCCGTCAGCAATGGCATCAGCAATATCGAAACCATGCGGCCATCTTCCCGGCTCAGGGATATTGACCAGCCAAACGCGACAATTTTGCTTTGTCAGCACATCAGCAATACCCAACATCGCCTTCAACCCGCCTTGCTCATTCCGCGGCAGATACGGCTTAGATTCAGGGTCAACGCCTTCTTCACGCTCTTTTTTCGTCAGCTTTTGGCGCAGCGAATCGCAATCAGGCCACAAGACAACATCACGATCAACAACCGCCGACCAATCAGACTTATCCCAGTTATTGCAACCGCCATGCCATGTCAGCACCGCGTATCCGTAGTCTTGAGCGTCTGCCGCGTTTTTACATTTTTCGCCCTCGACAACCAAAACAGGAGCGGAGGGGCGGGAGGAGAGGGCATCAAGACCGTACAACGGACGCGGATTCTCCCAGCACCGCCAACGCCACATTTTTTCACCTGTTTTGGTGTTTTCACAAAACGTATAAGGCATGTCTATTTTACCGCCGTCCGATTTTTTAAATCGGGCAACGCCGCCCAAAATCGCGCCGCCGCCATCACGGAAAACCGATTTAAAAATCAGGTCGTCTGACTGACGATACCCGTTTTTAAAGGTCATCGATTTAAGCGCGTACTCAGGCACAGGAATAATGGGCTTCCACAAATCACGCTCGTCTTCTTTTGACGGAGCAGGCGGCGGCAGCGGTTTCGGAGCTTTATCTACCAACGGACCATGCGTCAAACCGACCAGCGCGGCGACCTTGTCTTTTGCCTCATTTAAGCTATAACCGCAAACATCCATCAACAAATCAAAAGGGCTACCGCCGTCGGGCTTGCATTGGTTGCAAATCCAAACGCCGCTCCCACGACTTGAGCCGCTGCCATCGGTAAACCTGAATCGGTCAGTACCACCGCAAGAAGGGCAGGGATGATGTTTCTTGTCTAAAATCTCTGAAGGAATCCCGCAAGCCTCTAAAATTTCGCGCCACCTGCCATGTGCGGCGGCGTTGATTTCGGCTTTTGTTGCATATTTTTTATTCATTTTCAGTCGTCCTTTACGTTTTTTAGGCGTAAAAAAGGCCTGCCCCCCCCTTGAGAGAGCAGGCTAAATTACCAATCGCGTGTTAATTGGTACTGGGATTAACAGGTTCAGTATTCAAAAGGGCTTCCAACTTCTGATATACATCGTGATCGCAACGTTCTACCTTTCCACTCAAGGCACGATGCGCCCACGACTGAGACTTTCCAACCTTCGCCGCAAGCTGGGCTTGGTTTAATCGGTGCTTATAGGCAACCGCCTTCGCAAGTTCTCGCAATTCCATATTCAAAACTTTCTTATTTGTTATTCATTGTTGAATATTATAATTCAAATTATAAATTTGTCAAAAGAATTATTCATATTTTTTTTGAATTAAATTATTCAGAAATGAATTTTTTTGAAGATAATAGCCACTAATAAAAAACTGGGAGGCTTTATGAAATATCTATCTGACAACTATTTATACCTACTTCGAAAAAACAATCTCAATTCCCAAAAACTATCAAAGCTACTCGGCGGCAAGCCATCGCAACCAACGTTGAGCAGGCTCGAAAAAAAGCCGGTCAAGTTTCCGCGGCGCGACACCGTCCAAGCCATTGCCGACTATTTCGACGTCCCTGTCGATGATTTCATGGACAAACCGCTTTGGCTGGAGAGCGAGACATTAAAAACAACCTCAAACAACACACTAAGCGAGCCGCGTATAAACCTATACACAGCAACGAAAAGTCCGAGAAAAAAAGAAGTAGCACTGGCACAGCGAACCATGCCACTGCTCGAAATAGACCAAGCCCTTGAATATGTAACCAACCCAACAGAGGCATCCATCGTCAACTGCGAGCTTGTATCAACCACCTTGTCGCACTCAGACCGCGCGTTTGCCGTCAAGATGTTTGACAACAGCATGAAAGCAGAAAACACCGTAGAAGAAGCAATCAGCAAGGGCGAAATCCTTATTGCCGAGCCGCAAATTCCGCCTCGCCATGAAGATATAGTCGTCGTGAACCTGAACCCTGAGAAACGCATCGGCATGGTCGCCAAGCTGGAAATAGACCCGTTTGGAAACAGAAGACTGAGAAGAACCGGCATCAATATCGCCGGAGAAAACCCGATGGAGCTACCCAAAGGCGCATTTATATGCGGAGTCGTCATCGAAGTGAAACGGCGGACAATCAGTCCATACGAGGTCGAGAACCGAATAAAAAATGAATACAATCCAATAGAATCAATCGAAAAATAAAGCAACAATCTGATTTATAACGATTTAAGCCAAGACCGCAAAACATTGCGGTCTTTTTTTATTCAAAAAATTTACATTATATTCAACAATTTGAATAAATAATTCAAAATATTTCAAAAAAGACTTGAATAAAGTTATTCAATAGCGCATAATTCATTCATCGAAACAAAGCAACCCCCGAAAGGACGAATATATGTCTACCTTAATTCTCACCAACATCGCTGTTTCCGCGCTGTTGTTCTTATCAACCCTGATTTTTGACTGAAAGGAAATCAAAAAATGGAAACCCAAGAAAAGAAATTCGTTGCCGCATCTAAACAAATCCCGACCGTAAACGGCGGATGGTTAGACCGCGAACTCGGCGAAGCAATGTCCGAAGCCGTCCGCGCCTGTCTTGCTCACGGCAAGCAAGCCGAAGTGACGGTGAAACTGAAAATCACGCCGCAGAACATCAGCCACGGCACTGTAAAAATTGCTCACGACGTGACAACCAAACTGCCCAAAGAAAAACGCGAAGGCGGCATCGTATTCGCAACACCTGACGGCAACATTCAAGCCGACGATCCAGCACAAGGCAGCCTGAATCTGAAATCCGTCGAAGAACAAGCTCCCACGCTGAAGATTGTCAAAACCTCTTGACAATCAGCAAACCTAGAACCCGCGGAATAACCCGCATCAACATTAAAGGAATCCAAAAATGGAAACTCAAGAAAACATGATTCAAACCACACTGAAAGCCGCTCAGAAGCCTTTCATCATCACCGCTCCGAACGGCATGCCCATCATCGCCCAACCTTGCGCGCGCGATACAGAATGGTCCTATCAAAAAGACGAAACCCTGCTTGATAAGCCCTTACATAAAAAAGGCAGCCCAGAATTTCACGATGCAAAAAGCCTCATTAAGTTTGTCACGAAACACAAACAGGAAGGTACGCAGATTTTTATCGATGCCGACTACAAAAAAGGAAGAATCAACATCGCAGCGATCATTAACGGTCACACAGCTACGCAAGCAGACTGGGGCGATTTTGCTGCATTTTTCCAGCCGGTTCAGACGACATCGGCAGAAAACTGGCTCAAAAACAATGTTCATAAAATGAATCAAGCAGAATTTGCACATTTCCTGACTAATAATGCACGCAACATCGTTTCTAAAAATCCGGCCAAACCGGAGGCAGCGTATCCAACAGCCGCCGAAGTCTTAGATTTCGCGCTGAATCTTGAATACACCGAAACGACAACATTCAAGCAAGGCTACCGCGAACAAGATGGTCGCATCAATTTCACTTTCACAAGCAAAGACGATGCCGCCACTGAAAAGAACCTCAAGATGTTCGAGCGTTTTGGCATCAGTTTCACGCCATATCAAGGCGGTGAGCCATATTTTGTCGAAGCATTATTGAAATTCCGCATCGAGAAGAATACCGGCGCATTGTGTTTATGGTACGAACTGCAACAAATTGACGCAGTCATCGAACAGGCAGCGCAAGACATTGCCGAAGAAATTCAAAAATCACTCGCCGACGTAGATATCTACTTCGGACGTCCCGACTAAAAAAACCAAAGGTCGTCTGAAATCGCTACACAAATTTCAGACGACCTAAAAGGGAAAAACAAAATGAATAACTACCTGACAACACTCATACGCGCCCCGCGCAACGGAATTATCTTTTTCGGCACGCTACACGAAATCTATAAAGAGTTAAAAAAAATCGAAAGACAGGAGACCATTGTGGAAACCATCAAAGAATACAGCATCGATATTCGGGTTACAGCGACCCAAGAAATCAACAGCCACGGATATCCCTATCAGAAATATGGCTGCGACATCGTGAACACAGACGGCGAAATCTTAGTCGGGATAACCCCAAACTACACAACCGAAGAAAAAGCAGTCAAAGCCGCTCTCTCTTTCTTGTCTGAAAACAACCTACAAAAGGCATGCTGAAATGAGAATCCGCGATCTACTCTTTGCAATGTTTGTCGCAGCAGTAACCTGCCTAGTCTTTGTCGGCGCAGTCCACGCATTCGAAGGCAACCGCCCCGAATCAACAGAACTCGCCCCCGGTCAAATTGATTTTGACGCACACCCCGAACTAATCGGCGGCGGCTGCGTATTGGAGCCTGTCGATGGCGAATAATAAAAAACCCCGTAAAAAATACCATCCCCGCCGCTCCCTCTTACAGGGGACACGGGGAAAAGCACCGATACTGGCAATGCTGGCAACCAGCAACGAACAAATCGACACCGCCACCATAGACTCAGTTATCGCGCCGTTTCAAAAACTTGTCGACTGCCTGAAAGACGGAACGACAGACGACCAAATATTTTACGATGCCTGCGCCGCCCACTATCTGCATGTCGCCTTAATCGAAGTCTTGAGACACACCAAAATCAAAGCCGACGAAGCAACCGACATGATGGTCAGGCTTGAACTATCAATCAAGCTCGAAACCGCCACAGACGTTACGCCCGACATCTTGACGGCAATAGGCGAGCGGAACAGAGCAAGAAACAAATGGATAGCCACCGGCGACGAACTGAAACACCTCGAATCAGCAATCGAAAGCTTTTACGAAACCATGCAGCTCGCAAGCTGGCAACACTACGTCGCCGCCGTCAAAGAATCAGAGCCGATTTTGGACGCCGCAATTTGGCGGCAGAAGAAGAAACACGCAGCGCAGATTAATCAATAAATTCAAGAGGCAAAAATGGAAATACTTGACCCATGCTGCGGCAGCCGCATGATGTATTTTAATAAGCAAGACCAACGAGTTTTATTTGGAGACATCAGGCAAGAAGAGCATTACTTAAAAGATCGTGAATCAATTCGACACCTCGAAGTCAAGCCAGATATAAAAATGGACTTTACAAACCTGCCTTTTGATGACGAGAGTTTCCGTCTTGTAGTTTTCGACCCGCCACATTTGATACGCGCTGGGAAAAAATCATGGCTGGCCAAAAAATACGGAACACTCGGTAAAGACTGGCAAGACGACATTAAAAAAGGATTTTCAGAATGCTTTCGCGTATTAAAAGACGGCGGAATATTAATTTTCAAATGGAATGAAAATCAAATTTCTGTCAAAGAGATTCTTTCACTAACCATCGAAAAACCAATATTTGGACACGTTACAAGAAAACATAAAATAAACCAAACAGCTACGCATTGGATAACTTTTATGAAGCAGATTAACAAAAGCGAGGCCCCATAATCATGACTACCGCCCAAACTTTACGGTTAATTTTCGGAAATACCCATATCCCGCTTGAAAAAGCCCGAGCCGAATGGCTGCCGCACATCAGCCAACGGAAATGCCGCGAACTCGCCACAAGACAGAGCCTGCCTTGGCCAGTTTTCCGCCCCGTGGAAAGCCAAAAGGCAGAATACCTAGTTAACATCGAAGATATTGCCGACTGGCTGGACAAAAAACAGGCAGAAGCCCAAGCTGATTGGAAAAAGATGAATAGTTGACCTTAATTGGGACGGGACAACCTCTACAAGCGGGAGGAAGTCATCAGAATGCGGGACGAGTATTTATACAAGGATGAATAAATGGTTTTGAGATACGGCAGTGTTTGCAGCGGGATTGAAGCGGTATCCGTAGCGTGGCAGGGCATGGGATTTGAACCGGCATGGTTCTCGGAAATAGAGCCATTCCCATGCTCCGTCTTGGCACACCACTACCCAAGCGTCCCGAACTATGGCGACATGACGACGTTACCGGAGCGGATTTTATCAGGCGAAATTGAGGCACCAGATATATTGGTCGGCGGGACGCCTTGCCAGGCTTTTTCGGTTGCGGGCTTAAGAAACAGCCTGAATGACGAACGTGGAAACCTAACGCTTGTTTTTGTAAGGATTTTAAATGCAATTAACATTATTCGACGACGCCACAGACTGCCAGACGCAGTCGTTCTATGGGAAAACGTCCCCGGAGTCCTCTCAACAAAAGACAACGCCTTCGGATGTTTTCTGGCAGCTTTGCTTGGCGAATCCCAAGAGCTTGTCCCAACAAGGGGCAAATGGACGGGTGCAGGTATTGTGCGTTCCGACCGGCGTGAAATCGCATGGCGAATACTGGACGCCCAATATTTCGGAGTCCCCCAACGCCGCCGAAGAGTGTTCCTTGTGGCAGGTAATCGAGACAGACGTGTTGTCCAAATACTATTTGAGCAACAGGGCGAAAGCGGGAATCCTGAACAGGGCGGAAAAGAGGGGAAAGAATCTCCCGCCTTTGTTGAAAGCAGCTTTGGAGCATACCGAAAATCAGACGTAGGCGGGACGGTAAAAAGAACAGGAGGGGCTTTATCAGGAGGGAGCGAAACACTTATTGTCAATATTGGAGCGACATTAAGTACAGGATTCGGCGGACGCGAGGTTGATTCGGACCAAATCTGCAACGGCAACTGCGTTATAAATTATCCAAAAGTACGAAAACTAACTCCAATTGAATGCGAAAGGCTGCAAGGATTCCCGGATAACTACACTCGGATTCCGTGGCGAAACAAGACGGCTGAACAATGCCCAGATACACCAAGATACATGGCAATAGGCAACAGTATGGCAGTTCCAGTCATACGATGGATTGGAAACAGAATAAAGTAAAAGGTCGTCTGAAATATTCAGACGACCTATTTTATAACCCTGTATAAAAATCAGACTGAGCCTGTCGTATCGCATCCGCAAAATCCAAACGATCCGCCCGCCGACGAATATTAACGTACCGTTGCAAACTGCCCCAACTATCATGCAGTGTTACCCGTTGAATTTGCGGAATCGTAAAACCATCTTCAGCCAACCGCGTCGCCGCTTCATGCCGCAAATCGTGGAATCTCAAATTCTCAATCCCCAAAACCTTGCAAGCCCGCGTCCACGAGGCAGAAATAGACCTATTATTCAGAGGCACAAGACTATCAGCCCGCCCGCCAACACCAACCCCCATCCGCCGACGCACATCATCCGCACACAACGCATCAATCACAGGCACAGCCTGCGGCAGTACATCAAACCGCTTATGATTGCCCGCGCTACCGCTTGGATGTTTCACATCACGGAGCAACCAATCACCGGCATCAACATGACGGTCAGCAAACATCAAACGACAGATTTCCTCTTGCCGCCTTGCCGTATAAATCGCCAACCACATAATCAAGTGCATAGGCGTCTGACTTGCCCGACTTTGCCATTGCCTAAAAAAATAAGACGTCAACGCCTGCAATTCAGACGACAACGGCAACCGCTCCCGACTTGACGACTTAGAGACCAACCCCGACCGCCGCAATCCATCAACAGCAAAATCAAGCTCCTGCCAACCAACATCAACATCCCAAACATAAAACGCATGCTTCAGGACAGTACGAATATATTGCAATTCCTGCAACGCCGTCGCCGCACCTATCGGAGCAATACCATCATCAGGCAAACCACGGCGGCGCATCATCACATGATCCGCAAAATCCGACCGACGCAGCCGAGAAAGCGGCATACGGCCAATCGGAAATTCCGTCAAAAACCGAAGCCCCATCCGTTTCGACCGCCCCATCTGCTCGACCTCGTCCAAATACTGCCGCATGGCATCCGCCAAAGACAAATCGGATCGCTTCAGACGACCTAATAAAATACTCGGATCAGCCTCAATCTCAGCTTCACGCTTCCGCGCCCACTCGACCGCCAAAACCTTTTTACTAAACGTCCTCGACTCGCTAAAATCCGGATACCCCTCTTTCCGCACCCGAACCTGCGCCCGGTAAACAACCGCGCCAGAAGGATTTTTCCGCTTAATAACCGTAGCCATTTGACACCATCCTGAATAATTAAAAATTATGGTGTCAAAATGGTAACTGATTTTTGTCGAAATGTAACAAAAAAGAGAAGAAAAAGGACAAATAATTATGGATGAAAACTTAGAAAAAACTAGAGAAAACAAAGAACTTGTTGAATATAAACAAAAAAGGCGCGTTTGTGTCGCCCCCATGTTGGACTGGACGGACCGCCACTACCGCTACCTCGCCCGCCAGATTACCCGCAACACATGGCTTTACAGCGAAATGGTCAATTCCGGCGCCATCGTCTATGGCGACAAAGACCGCTTTTTGATGTTCAACGAAGGCGAGCAGCCCGTCGCCCTGCAACTGGGCGGCAGCGACCCGTCCGATTTGGCGAAAGCGGCCAAAGCCGCCGAAGAATACGGCTACAACGAAGTCAACCTCAACTGCGGTTGCCCCAGCCCGCGCGTGCAAAAAGGCTCGTTCGGCGCGTGTCTGATGAACGAAGTCATGCTGGTTGCCGACTGCCTCAACGCCATGCAGGACGCGGTCGGCATCCCCGTTACCGTCAAACACCGCATCGGCGTCGACAGACAAACCGAATACCAAACCGTCGCCGATTTCGTCGGCACGCTGCGCGACAAAACCGCCTGCAAAACCTTCATCGTCCATGCCCGCAACGCATGGCTGGACGGACTCTCCCCCAAAGAAAACCGCGACGTTCCGCCGTTGAAATACGATTACGTTTACCGCCTCAAGCAAGAGTTTCCCGATCTGGAAATCATCATCAACGGCGGCATCACCACCAACGAAGCAATCGCCGGACACCTGCAACACGTTGACGGCGTAATGGTCGGACGCGAGGCGTACCACAACCCGATGGTCATGCACGAATGGGACAGGCTGTTTTATGGCGACACCCGCAGCCCGATTGAATACGCCAATTTGGTGCAGCGCCTCTACACATACAGCCAAGCCCAAATCCAAGCCGGACGCGGCACAATCTTGCGCCACATCGTCCGCCACAGCCTCGGGCTGATGCACGGCCTGAAAAACGCCCGCACTTGGCGGCGTATGCTTTCCGACGCGACGTTGTTGAAAGACAACGACGGCAGCCTGATTCTCGAGGCGTGGAAAGAGGTCGAGCGGGCGAACGTATGGGAATAGCGCAGGTAAGTTGATTTTCGATTGCCGCTGTCCGGCAGCTGAGAATCGGTCCTCCGCCGCAAAAAAAACAAAGGTCGTCTGAAAACGGAACAGGTTTTCAGAAGACCTCTATTTATCCCATATGACACAATCGGCCCAGTCTATTAAAATCCCCGTTTCAGACGACCTTTAAGAAAGAACACTATGTATCACGCATTCGGCGGCGCGGCAGGCGTACGCAACCTGACCGACCGCTTTTACGACCTGATGGAACTCGAGCCGCAATACCGCGCACTGCGCCAGATGCACGGCGAAGACATGACGCTGATTCGCGAAAAACTCTACGAATTTTTCAGCGGCTGGCTCGGCGGCCCGCCCTTGTTCGAGCAGAAATACGGCCATCCCATGCTGCGCGCGCGGCACATGCCCTTTGCCGTGAATATGCAGGTGCGCGACGAATGGATCGCCTGCTTCGCCCAAGCCATGAACGAACTGGAAATCAGCAAAGACCTCGCCGAGCCCGTCCTTATCCGAATTTTTGCGATGGCGGACTGGATGCGCAACCAAAACGAAGAAGGCGTAGAACCGCCCATGCCGCCGATGGCGGTCGATCCCGCAATCCGCATTCCCGAGCTGAAAAACGTCTTAAAGCAATACGGTGTGGATGGTTATTTCCCAACCTTCCCGGCTTGAGGTCGTCTGAAAAAGACGAATCCCTTCCCGTTTTCCCTGTTTGATAAAAAGGCTGCTGCTGTAAAGTGGCAGCCGTTTGCACTCAATCAATGTCGGAGAATCCCAATAACGATATTTTTGCCGGTAACAGTCAGCTAAAGTAGCAAAATAGCATTTTAAATACAGTAAGGATAGAATCACGGGGGTTTTTTAAGACCGCCTCGGGAGGCGGTGGGAGTGTGCACAGTTTTTTTT